AAACAATAATACAAATTAAAATAAACAAAGAATAATTATGGACGCATCACAAAAGATATTCTCAGACTTAACAGTTTACATGAAGTACGCTAAATTCGTACCAGAACTAAACAGACGAGAAACGTGGGAGGAATTGGTAACCCGTAATATGAACATGCATATTAAAAAATACCCATCTCTAAAAAACGAGATTAAAGAAGTATACAAAATGGTATATGATAAAAAGGTATTACCTTCAATGAGGTCAATGCAATTTGGTGGTAAACCAATTGAGATTTCTCCAAACAGAATCTACAACTGCGCTTACTTACCTATTGACCACTTGGATGCATTTGCTGAGTCAATGTTCCTATTATTAGGTGGTACAGGTGTTGGGTATTCAGTTCAAAAACATCATGTTGAAAAATTACCTGAGATTAGAAAACCAAAATCAAATAGGTCAAGACGATTCTTAATCGGAGACTCAATTGAGGGATGGGCAGATGCTATTAAAGTATTATTCAAATCTTATTTTGGCGAGCAGTTATCAACACCTGAATTTGATTTTTCTGACATCAGACCAAAAGGAGCTCAACTTGTAACATCAGGTGGTAAAGCACCAGGTCCTCAACCTTTGAAAGATTGTATTCACAAATTAAAAGGTATGTTGGATGCAAAAGAAGACGGTGAAAAATTAACACCAATTGAGGTTCATGACATGGTTTGTCATATTGCAGATGCTGTGTTAGCTGGTGGTATCCGTAGAGCGGCACTTATCTCTTTATTCAGTGCTGACGACAACGAAATGATTTCTTGTAAATCAGGTTCATGGTGGGAAAAAAATCCACAAAGAGGTAGAGCGAACAACTCAGCGGCACTTGTTAGACACAAGATTACAAAAGAATTCTTTATGGATTTATGGAAACGTGTTGAAGCATCAGGAGCAGGTGAACCTGGTATCTATTTTACAAACGATAAAGATTGGGGAACAAACCCATGTTGTGAAATCGCATTGAGACCAAACCAATTCTGTAATCTATGTGAGGTAAATGTTTCTGACATTGAATCACAAGAAGACTTAAATGCTCGTGTTAAAGCTGCTGCGTTCATCGGAACACTTCAAGCGGGTTACACTGACTTCCATTACTTGAGAGACATTTGGAGAAGAACAACTGAAAAAGATGCGTTGATTGGTGTATCTATGACAGGTATTGGTTCAGGTGTAGTTTTAGGTTATAACATGAAAGAAGCGGCAAAAGCGGTTAAAGAAGAAAACTCAAGAGTTGCTGAATTGATTGGTATTAATAAATCAGCTCGTATGACAACTGTAAAACCTGCGGGAACAACTTCATTGACGTTGGGAACATCATCAGGAATTCACGCTTGGCACAACGACTACTACATCCGTAGAGTACGTGTTGGTAAGAATGAGGCAATCTACAATTACTTGGTGACAAATCACCCTGAATTAGTTGAAGACGAATTCTTCCGTCCACATGACACAGCGGTTATTTCGGTTCCACAAAAAGCACCAGAAGGTGCAATTTTAAGAACTGAAAGTCCTTTCCAATTGTTAGAACGTGTTAAGAAAATTACACAAGAGTGGGTTAGACCTGGTCACAGAACTGGTTCAAACAGTCACAACGTATCTGCAACTATCAGTTTAAAGGCTGAAGATTGGGAATTGGCAGGAGATTGGATGTGGGAAAACAGAGATTTCTATAATGGATTATCTGTATTACCTTATGATGGTGGTAGTTATATTCAAGCACCATTTGAAGATTGTACTGAAGAAGAATTTGAAAGATTGTTCTCAAAACTTCACTCAATTGATTTAAGTAAAGTTATTGAGTTACAAGATAACACTGATTTAAGCGGAGAATTAGCTTGTGCTGGTGGAGCTTGTGAGATTAAATAATAGACATACAAATATTGATGAATCAAACAAGGGGGAAGATATTCCCCCTTTTGATTTTTATATTGAAAACGGAAAATATGTTTTTACTGAACATTATCATTTAAAAAGAGGTAGTTGTTGTGGTAATCAATGTCGTCATTGTCCTTATTTTCCTGCTCACAAAAAAGGAAATACTACTATATTTATAAACAATGGCTAACGGTGTAACATATGGTTTAAATTTTCCCTTCAGAGATTCTCGAAGAGGTGACTATTTGGAGTTGACTGAATTTCAATCTCAAGAAATTAAAGCCGACCTAATTCATCTATTGTTAACTAGAAAAGGGTCAAGATATTTTTTACCAGGTTTTGGTACAAGATTATATGAATTTCTTTTTGAACCATTTGACGGATTAACGTTTAATGCTATTGAATCTGACATTAGAGACGCAATTGAAAACTTTATGCCAAACTTATTAGTTAATAGTTTAAGTATAACTCCTGCAGACCCACAAGAAGAGGTTGATATTGCAACAGGACAAAATACCGTTGGAAGTAGTGAATCATCAATATATAGATTCCCTGGTAAAGGAACTTCAGAATATACCGCAAAAATAAGAATTGATTATTCAACCAATGGTTCAACATTTGGTCAGAGTGATTTTGTGATTATCAATATTTAAATAAGATGGCAAATAATAGAATATCGTATACAAGTAGGGATTATCAGTCAATAAGAACTGAACTCTTAAATTACGCCAAAACATATTATCCTGATTTGATTCAGGATTTTAATGATGCATCAGTATTCTCAGTGTTTATTGATTTAAACGCTGCGGTTGCGGATAACTTACATTACAACATTGATAGAAGTATCCAAGAAACTGTATTACAATATGCACAACAAAGGTCTTCAATTTATAACATTGCAAGAACTTACGGATTAAAACTGCCAGGTCAAAGACCATCAGTATCGTTAGTTGATTTTTCAATTACGGTTCCTGCTTTTGGTGATAAAGAAGATGAAAGGTATCTTGGAACATTATCTAGAGGTTCACAAGTTGTTGGGGCTGGTATTGTATTTGAGAATGTTTATGACATTGATTTTGCATCACCGTATAATTCTCAAGGATTCCCAAACAGATTAAAAATTCCAAACTTTAACGCCAATAATATTTTAATTAACTATACGATTACAAAAAGAGAACTTGTTGTTAATGGTATAACAAAAGTATTCAAACGAGTTATTGGTGCAAATGATGTTAAACCATTTTTTGAGTTATTTTTACCAGAAAAAAATGTTTTAGGTCTTACAAGTGTGTTGTTAAAGAATGGTACAAACTATACAAATACACCAACAACCGCAGAATTTTTAGGGTTAGATAATAGATGGTATGAAGTAGATGCTTTGGCGGAAGATAGAGTATTTGTTGAAGACCCAACAAAAGTCTCTGACCAACCTGGTATTAAAGTTGGTAGATATATTCAAACACAAGATAGATTCATTACTGAATTTACCCCTGAAGGATTTAAAAAGATGACATTTGGTGGAGGTACTAATACTGCTCAAGACCAATTAAACCAATTTACAACTTTAGGTACAACATTAGACTTACAAAGATATTCAAATAACTTTTCATTAGGTTCTGCCTTAATTCCCAATTCAACATTATTCATTCAGTATAGAGTTGGTGGTGGATTGGCAACAAACTTAGGTACAAATGTTATTACTCAAATAGGAACCGTTTCATTTTATGTTAATGGTCCTTCAGAATCACAAAACTCTGCAGTAGTTAATTCATTAAGATGTACTAACGTGACTGCGGCTATTGGTGGAGCGGGTATTCCTTCATTAGAAGAAATTAGAAACTATGTGTCATTTAACTTTGCGGCACAAAAAAGAGCGGTTACAGTACAAGACTATGAGGCAATTATTAGAAATATGCCATCAGAGTTTGGAGCTCCTGCCAAAGTTTCAATTACGGAAAACAATAACAAAATTTTAATTCAGTTATTATCTTACGATACATCAGGTAAATTAACAAGTATAGTATCTGATACATTAAGACAGAACGTTGCAACATATCTTTCTAATTATAGAATGATGAATGATTATATTTCAATATTAACTGCTGAGGTTATTGACCTTAGTGTTGATGTTCAAATTGTATTAGACTCTGCACAAAATTCAGGACAGATTATTTCTGATGTTGTTGATAAGATATCTACATATTTTAATCCACAAGTAAGACAACTTGGTCAAAACGTTTATCTATCTGAGATTAGAAGTATTGTTCAAAATCAAAATGGTGTATTAACAGTTGCGGGACTTAACGTTTATAATAATGTTGGAGGACAATACTCATCAGCTGAAACATCAATGCAATACTCAAATCCTGAGACAAAAGAAATTGCACCTGTTGATGATACAATTTTTGCTCAACCGTCACAAGTTTATCAAATTCGTTATCCAAACAAAGACATCAGAATTTCGGTTAAAAACTTCCAATCAGTTACCTTCTCTTAATA